TGAACACCTTGGATTTCGGAAAAACATTAAGAAAATTTCTTGTGTCTTTTCCGTCATAAGCCCCTATTTCTATAATCAACGGATCATCTTTGCCAATTAACCCACTTATATATCTAATTATATCTAGATTCATATTATGATTTTCGTTCATTATTTTTCCATTCTAGTAAAAGATCTTTAACCTCTTCTCGGTCAAAATATTCAATTGTATGCGAAGAATAGATTATGTCAACAGAATTATCTGCGTAAGGAAGATTAATAATGCTATGCCCGGCTAGGTGTGGGTAATCCGAAGCATCGAAATGCTTCCAACCAGGAAAATAACGAGGACCGCATCCTAAATGAAGTTTCATTATATAAACTCTTTATCTAAATCCTGTCCGCGATAAGGTCCGATTTTTATCTCGTAAACCAGCGTATCATTACTCAATGCCACATAATTATGTCCTGCATCTAATGTTATAGATAGGTCTCCTGGGAATAATTCTACTTCCTCTAAAATTGTATTATCTAAATCATAAAGAATTGCTTTTACCTTTCCCCTCACGACTATCCAACTTTCATTGGCGATTTTCAAACCCATAAAAGGATTCCATTTGTGACGATGGGCTTTAAAGGTTTGATTATTTTTTAATGGAATAGTAGCTATTTGAAGAAAATTTTCGGGAGGAATAATATCTTCTCTTTTGTCTTTTATTTCCAATAATCGGTGTACAATATGTAATAATCTGGTTGGTTGAATCTTGCTATAAATACGTCGGGCCATTATTTCTCAATCCATTTATTATACAATTTGTAGTTTGGCGTCATTTTTTATTCCTTTATTTTTATAGTATTCCATCCAGTGCTCAATCATCTCATCCATTAATGTCTCAAATGTATATTGGGGCATCCAATTTAATGTGGTTCTGGCTTTAGTAGAATCACCTTTCAAATATTGTAATTCTTCAACTCTTTTATATTTAGGGTCTTGTTTAACATAATTTTCGTAATTCATTCCAAGTTTATTAAAGACATATTTGCACATATCTTTAACTGAATGTGTCTCCATGCTTGATACAACAAAATCATCTGCTTCTTTGTGATTAACAATAAGATGCATTGCGCGAACAGTATCTTTAGTATGAGACCAATCACGAGACGATTTCAGGTTTCCCAAAACCAATTTGTCTTCTAGTCCAAGTTTGATCTTCACCGCTGTTGAAACGGTTTTTGCTGTTACGAAATTTAATCCGCGACGTGGCGATTCGTTATTAAAACATATAGAATTACATGCATGTAAATTATATGCTCTTCTATAAAATCTTGTTAATTGATATCCAGCTATTTTACTCACACCGTAAATAGAAACTCCGTCCATTCTAGTAGTCTCTCTTTGATATCCGTCTGGATCTATGTTAAACCCAAACATTTCCGAACTTGAACTTTGGAGAAATTTGGATTGTGGCGAAAACTTTCTATAAACTTCTAGCAAATTAGCAAGACCAAGAATATTACATTGCGTTGTATATAATGCGATTTCCGCTCCTATGGCGACGTGGGACTGAGCCGCTAGATTATAAATCTCGTGTGGTTGAACTTTTTTAATGATGTTTTCTAACGACGATATATCTAATAGATCTCCATAATATGTTTGTACGATTCCCGACAAATGTGCAATTCTTGTATCTTGGCTCTCAGCCTCGCTGTGGCGACGAACGATTCCGTGAACATCATAGTCAAGAGAAACAAGATGATCTGCTAGATATGAACCAATTTGACCATTTATACCCGTTATAAGAGCAATTTTTTTCATTTTCTTTCCTCTACTTTTTTGATTATACCACAAATCCTTTTAATATTTCGTTTTTTAAGATTAAGACTAGACGGAAGATATATGAGTTCTTTTGCAATTTGTTCAGCAACCATATATTTTATCTTAGTTTCATATGGCGGATTATGATTTATTGGCTTGTAATATTTTACTGCTTGGATATTTGATTTTTTAAGTTCTTCAATTATTTCGTCTGCTTTTTTTGACCTATAAATAACCATCCAAAAACTTTCGTTTCCTTCTGCGTATGGGGAAAATCTATATGGTTTAATGCCATTCATATAATAATTATAAAAAACCTTCCATCTTTTATTTAATAGTGATTTAAGATCATTAAGTTGTGGTAATAAATATGAACCCAGGATATCATTAAATCTTAGATTCAAACCTATGCTTTTATGAATTCTATCTTGTCTCCATCCTTGTCCGCCATGATCAATTATATTTCTACATTTTTCTGCCAATTTATTATTATTTGTAATTATTGCGCCTCCTTGCGCACTCGTTATAAGTTTAGGGACAGAGAATGATAAAATAGAAATATCTCCGATCTGTCCGGTTTTATCAATTCCCAAACATTGGGCTGCGTCCTCTATCATTGAAATATTGTGCTTGACACAAAATTGTTTTACTTGTTGTGAATCTGGCCCATGATATCCGTTGTGATTGATAAAAATAACACAACTAATATTTTTATTATATTTTAATTTATCTGGATCTAGACAAAGCGTGTAAGGATTTATGTCTACTAACTTTATTTTATAACCCAAAAATCTTGCCGCGTTTGCCGCAGAAATAAACGAATATGACGGGAACAATATTGTAGACCCAGGTTTTAAATTAAGACTCCTTATTGCTACCATTAATGCCATCGTACCACTGGTTGTGCAAATACAATTCTTAATACGGTGAATTTGTTTTATTTTTTCTTCAATTAGTTTGGTTTGAATTCCCGGCCCCAAACTGCCATTCATGATATTTTTGTAGACCTCTTTTGCGTACTTTCTTTTTATATATGGCTCGAACTGTGGAATAAATTTGTTTTTAAACATTTTTATTGTTTCTTCCCCTTCTGTTGTTGGCTTGTTCTTTTCTAGTTGATAGTTTGCAATTTTCCGGAGAATAATTTCCACTATTATCTATTCTGTCCAATGTTAATCCTTTCGGAATTTCACCCATGTCTTTCAAAAAATTTAAATATCCTCTGCCGTTCGATTCTAACCATCTTTTGCACACCATTATACCACGTCCGCCGTAATTTTTAAAATCTTTACTTTTTAGATTATTGCATCTAGATTTCATATTTCTCCAAGCATTATATGCTTTTGACTGTATTCCTTGTTTACCGTGCCCATGCTTTAATTTGTTTTCTTTACTTAAACACCCACAACTTCTAGTCAATCCATTTTTAAGACTTGCTCCAACAACAATTTTTTTGTTACCACAATCACATAGACACAACCACCTTGGATATCCATATTTATTTTTGCCCATATATTTTATCGGAGACAATCTTTCAAATTTTTTACCCGTTAAATTAATAAGTTTTGGCATTTATTTAAGTTCCAAGGAACGACTAGCAAGACCGCACAATTTATTATAAAGTTCTATCAATTTATTATCTGCGCAATATTCTGGATTATCTGGATTAAAGTGTATCAATTCTTTTTCTGCGAAATTTTTATTAATTTCATGCCCTACAAAATCTGATAACGTTTGAAGGCCAATTCCACTTACCAGATTTTTACAATTAACAAAAAACATGTCTAAATTTGAATAATGATGTAAGATATACGTATATGTATTGAACCATAATTTTTCAAAAGATTTTTTATCCGTATTGGTTGTCGCTAAATAATCTGCTGTTCTAACAATATTGTCTATACTTTGTAGAAATTCCGATGGATGCCTAAAAACACAAATAAATTTACAATTTTGTAAATAGGGAAGCCAAACTGGTAGTGTGTACGAAAATCGCGGATCTTTAAATAGGTATGGTTGTATAGCAACTAGTTCGAGTATTCTTTTTTGTATACTTGCTTTTACAAGCGGGTTTTGTCCCGAATATAAAGCGCAGTGGTTAAGTTCTTTAGATTCTGTAATTTTTGTATTAATATCTAGAGTAGAAAGCCATCCTTGGCGAGATTTTACACGGCTTTTTATTGTTTCTGTTTTTGGACACGACCATAAAATATCGTCGTTTAAACCATTAACTATTCCTGTTTCAAAGTATCCTTTTTCATTAAATTTATCTGGAGTGTGTACTTTACCACCAATATTATAATTTTTTCCAGAAGATATTGTACCAGCAACAAGACTAGTGCCACTTCTTCCGACCCCCAGTATTATTATATTATTCATTATTTTTGTCTCTTGATTTAATATGTTCTTCCCATTTTTGTATTTGCCATCCAATTCTAAAATCCATATGTTTACTTTCTTCAATTTTCTGCATATAGGGATTAGAAATAAGACCTTTCCCTTCAAGGAAATAAAGTTTTCCTTTTTCTAATGCTTCCTCGTCATATAAATTTGGACTATCATTAATCATTTGAAAAATTCAACTTTACAATAATTTAAATTCCCTGGCCCCAATTAACCCCCACGTTTCTTATTATACCCGTATCTCGTTTTTTATTATATAAAATCTTCATTTCTTCATATTTTTCTTTATCGTTGCCATAAACATCTGGTTTTGGGTGATGCAGATGAATTGGGCGACAATTTTTATCAAAATATTGTTTTAATCCACTTTTCATTAATCTGTTCCACATGTCGGCGTCTTCGAAGCCGTAGCTTTTAAAATCTTCGTCATAACCACCAAGTTGTCTAAAACATTCCGTAGGAGCGCTATGGCCCCAATGCCAACACACGTACTCTTCTGTAATTGGGTGTCCAGGGGTTCTTCTTTGTAATTCGTTTATGTCTATTTGATTATTAAAATATAAATCTGTATCATTTTTTGTGCAAGAATATGAGCATTCGCCACAACGATATAAAACATCTTGATGATCAAAAGATCTTTTAATGAAATCTCCAGTAAAAAGAATCTCAGGATCTCTCTGTGCGATCATTTTTGATTGAGAATATTTAATTGCTATATTGCGAATAAATCCACCGCCTCGTTCAACCGGGGGGTTTCTCTCTAGCGTAAAGTAGGTTACATTCTTATCGGCAAGATCAGAAAAATCTTCGTGGATTCCATCGTTTATAATCAATATTAACCATTTATTTTTTGGAATATCGGTTTCTATTAGATTGTTTAGAGTTTTTCTAATATAAATGGATCTTTTAAAGTTGGGTATTAAAAATAATAGTTCCACATTTGTTTGAGACCAATCGAAATTAATCATATATGATTCCAACTTTGTTTATTTAGGATTTTATATATACACGAATTGCTAACATCAAAAATTTTGGCTATTCTATACCCAGTTATACCCTTTTCATGCATTTCTCTAATTTTTAAAATATCGTTGTCATTAAATTTAGACATTCCATTTTTGCTACCACGGCAATCAGATTTAAATAAATGTATCTTATTTGTTCCATGTTTTACTCTATCTTTAGCATTTATAGATCGGGTAGTCCATTCTAAATTATTTATATTATTATTTAATTTATTCCCGTCTAAATGACGAGCCTCCATTCCCGGTGGACAGGGACCAATAAAGGCTTCAAGAACCAACCTATGGACTAGAAATTTTTTATGTTTTTTATTTTTACATAATGTTACATACAAATATCCATGATTACCTATGTGTTGTTTTAATACTCTCTTTTTATTTAAATATTTTTGTGAATTATTCCGCAAATTAAAATAAAATGATTGACTAATATTGAATCTTTTAATAACTGAATATCTTGATTCTTTTTTATTTATTGCACATATTATTTGTTTTATTTCTTCTGTGGATTTTCCTTTGCAATTTATAGAATTTATATTACCAAAATTGGATGCTTCATATAAATTTTCATATTTATAAATATCTTTATAAATTTCATTTTTCATTACTTTCACACCGATATTCTCTTTCTTATTCACTTATCCCTCTCCCCAGTTTATCCCAATATTTCTTATTATACCCTCTTTTTGTTTTTGTTTATATACATTTTTCATTTCTTCGTGGCTGGTATTTGGAACCCCGTGATATAAATGAATTGGGCTACATTGTTTATCGAAGAATGGTTGAAGTCCGCATCCCAATAATCTGTCATACATATCGTGATCTTCTGGGCCATACGACGTAAAATCTTCATCATAGCCGTTTATCTTTCTAAAATAGTTTATTGATACGCAATGGCCGTAATGGAAATATACGTATTGATTTTCTAATATAGGAAATTTTACAGATATTTGTGCCAATTCCTTTTCATTTATGACTCCATTGAAAAACTTATGTTTTTGGTCTTGCTTTGTTAAATGCGCTATTCCTCCACATCTATATAAAACACTTGAATTATTAAAGCATCCCGCAATAAAATCTCCTGTAAACAAAACCTCTGGATCTTTCTGCGCCAATAAATTGCATTGGCAACGTTTTATGGCTATATTACGTATAAAAGCACCATTACGTTCGACAAGGGGGGATCTTTCAAACGTAAAATAGTAGACATTCTTGTCTTGCAAATCTTCAAATGATTCATGGAACCCATCATTAATAACTAAAACGACCCACTTGTCTCTTGGGATAGATGTTTTAATTAAATTGTTTATTGTTTTTTGTATGTAATCCGCCCTTTTAAAATTGGGTATTAATATAACTAAATCTTTTCTTGTTATATCCCAGTCAAAATCAGAAGATTTAATCATTTTGTTTTCCTAGAAAGCGTATTTCCGGTGGGTCCGATAAATTTTTGTAAATTAAATTTTTCTAGTATTAAATTGAAAAAATAATTTGCTTTTTCATTTTTAAGTTTTTCATAATTTTCAGATGAATTTTTTCTAGTATGGGAATGATCTACTTTAACTCTATCGCAATAAGCAATTTTTATTTTGTTAAAAGCTCTTAAAAAGAATACGCTATGTTCAACCACTTTAAATTCATCGTCCCACGCACCGAACTTTTTAATTGCCTCTGTTTTGCCCATCCAAAACGACAGGGTTATATCAAATAATGGACATCCATACTCATTTCCCTTGTTCTTTTTCTCGAAATGTACTATTCCATTTTTAAATTCTTCCTCGTTAAGACAAGCCTCGTAATGGGGAAATCCTTGCACATCCCCTCCAACCAAATCTATACTTGAACTTTCTAATATATCTAACCATATTTCCAGTTGTGTTTTTTCTGTAAAAATAAAATCATCGTCCAAGACAACAACATACGGAGTTTTGACCGCAAATAATGCCCGGTTTTTTCCATAAGAAATTCCAGTATTAAATGGTAACACGATACGAGAAAAGTTTTTTCTTGAAATTGAGAATATTTCTCTACTATCATCAGCAACAATAATTTTAATATTTGGGTAAAATTGATCAATACTTTTAATAAGTCTATCTAAACACAACGGTCTTTCAAAAGCTTTAATTATAAGTGTAACATCGTCTAATGACCCACGCAATTTAACAAGTTCCTGTGGGGGTAATGGTGGTTGTAATGGTTGCGGTGGAAGCAATGGTTCTGGCAAAGGTAATATTTTAGGATTTTCCTGTGAGATGTCACCAGCTTCTCTTCTTTTTCTTTTTTCTTCTCTACTAAGCATGTTTTTCCCTTATAAATAAAACCGCAGCCCTTTTTCCATTACAATAATCGTCCTCTGCTCTCATAACAGAAGAGCATGACGAAGACGGTGTTAGTTGGTGGGCTTTAAATCCGCTGTTTTCGAATTTCTTGATAATATGATTTATATCCGGTAGTTTTAGATTTAGATGTGTATCAATGTTGCCAAAAAATATATCTGTTCTAGGTTTGAATACATTTGTACCAATCTTAGTATCTATTAAAACCGCTTCTGTGCTAGACTCGATGAGTTTATCAATAAGAAAATCGTGATCTTCTATGTGATGTAAAATTCCTGCGCAAATCACAAAATTAAACTTTCTTTCCGACATAGTTTTTTGCCAAAAGACAGGATCAAGAATGTCACAATTAACAAATTCATAATTGTCTTCTGGTAAGAACTGATTAGAACTCCAATATAGGAGACCCTGAAGAATATATTTATTTCTTCCTTCTAGTGCGGTTAAACTTTTTGCACCATATCTTACGTATCTAGAACCCCAATAAGAAACATTAGATCCAACGTCTAATATGCTTTTACCTTTGAAGTCATATTTATCTACTACTTGGTCAACCAGTAAGTTCTCCCTGTATTTGTTTCTTACGGATAATTCTTGTGGAGATCGAGAAGTTCCAATGCCTGGAACAACTGTTTCCCCACCTATTTCTAGTGGGTAATACCATGGATTGAGCATATTAATAACATGATTTACATTTTTAACCCTCTTTTTTATTTCTGTAGAAGAGACGCCCTTGTAATATGGTAATGTAACGATCCTTGTGGTAGATGGAATACTGGATTTAACAACATGTCTAAGCTCTTCGTCATGAGATTCACTTTCTGCGACAACATCTGGTTTTATATGTAATATGTTGTTAACAGGAGAGTATGTGTCTTGGCAAACTACCAAATCGACATATTTTATGGATTCTATTACCCTAACTCTTTCGTCCATTGACATAATCGGAGGATTCTTTCTCTCCATTATTGCTTCGTCTGTTAAAACCCCAACAACCAATATGTCTCCCAAAGCTTTAGCATTTTTTAAATGAAGCACATGTCCATAATGAACTATGTCTCCACAAACATACGCATAGACTACTACAGGAGCGGTTTGTTCCTTAAGCACTTCGGATTTCTCGCACAATGCCATTGAGTTACTGGAATTTTCCATTCCCCATATTGTTCTTCGAGATATTTTTCTGTTTGTTTTACTACGTTAACTTTTACGCCCTTAAATTCGACTTTTTCAAATTCGTCAAAAAGATCTTTGGAATAACAATAATATAATATTCCAGGATTCCAGACTCCGTGCCAGAGACAATTTATCCCTTCGAAGAAAAAAAACCATTCAATTTTAACTTCGTTTCTGACAAAAGAAATTTCTAAACCGTCGTTCCTATTTCCAAGAATATGGGCGAGTTGAAAGCCCCTGCCTTTCATCTTGTCTATAAGTTCTTGTTGTTTTAATTCACTCAAATCAGAGATATTGGCCCCAAGGTCAATGTCATCGTCATGAGATATGAAATCTTTGTCTCTATAATAACCTAAACACGTACCGCAATGAAGCCATGTAAACAAACCAATTTCATTGCATACCTCATACGCTTCTTTTAAATTTGCTATAGCATTTTTTACAACGTCTGGCGAAGATCCAAACAAAGGAGCGACCATATCAAATCTCCTTGTTTTGTTCATTATTTTCTTTACATTCATCACATTGATATTTTTCTATTTCGAATTCTTCGTTACAATTTTTGCATTTCACATCTATGGGATATAAATATGATGCTGCTGAAACTGCTTCTGGATCATCCAAATCTTCTAGTATGGCTTGTTCTTCTTCTGGGTCTATTTCCTCATTGATTAGTCTTAAAAAATTATCTTCTCTACATTCATTACAAATCCACATCGCTGCTGGTATTAATTCCACCGTTTCTTTTTTTCTTTTTTTCATTATATTTCCTTTATTAAATACCATTACCCCACTCTTTTCCTTCATTGGCAATTATTTTTAAATTTTGCAGACCTTGTTTATAAAATTTTTCATTAGAAACAATACTTTTATGAAAATTTCTACAGATAAAATGATTTATATGAAAAGTTTCTATGTCTTTGTCTATAATGATTGGAATGCTAGATTTCTTTAGTCTTTCTAACATTTCCCAGTCTTCAAATCCATAGAAGTCTTTATATAGTTCATTATATCCTCTCATATTTTTTAGTCTTTGTGTTTGTATACAGCAACCTGCGTGGAAAGCTTGGTTCCGTTTGTCGCTCGCTTCCCATTGCCGTAAAATATCTAATTTATTTAAATCAAGAAAGGGATCATCTATAATCTTTTGTGTGTCCCATGGTTGTAGTTCCACCATTTTATGTGGTCTAAAAACAACGTCTCCGCTCAAATTAATTATTTTATTTACAATATCGCCATCTATAATAATTTCGGGATCTTTTGTACATAGCCATTTTGATTGACAATTTTTTATAATTTTATTACGAATCATGCATCCATTTCTTTCGTTCGCTGGATTTCTCTCAAACGTGAAATATCTAAGATTAAATTCTTTTTCCAAATCCTCCATAGGCTCGTGCGGACCATCATTGACAATAAGCCACATCCATTTATTGTCGGGCACGGTCGTCCTAAAACGTTTTAAAGTGGGAATTAATAAATTTTTCCTGTTATAATTTGGTACGAGGATTATAAGTTCTTTATTTGTAATAGACCAGTCAAATTGTTTATGGTTCATCTGTATATTTCCATGTTTTATTATGTATAACTGACCAAATAGCACTTATTCCTACATTAAACTTTATAGACAATTTTATCAAAGTCATTCCTTTTGATCTTAATTCTCTTATTTCTTTAGCTTTATTATTATTTAATTTTGCAAATATATTAGTCCCGTGCCTAGTCCTGTCTGTGGCATTTATAGATCTTGTGGTCCATTCTAGATTATATAAATTGTTATTAAATTTATTGCCATCTAGGTGGCGAGCCTCCATTCCTGGTGGGCACGGACCAACAAAAGTTTCCAAAATTAATCTGTGGACAAGAAATTTTTTGCGAATTTGATTTTTACACAATGTAATATATAAATATCCATGATTGCCAATATATTGTTTTAATATTTTATTTTTATTTAAATATTTATCTGGATTTTTTTTAATTTGATAAAAAAAGAATCTGCTTATTTTATATGTATCCATAATTATATTTGGTTTATTCCCATCATTTATATCTTTTATAATTGATTTTATTTTATCTGCTGTAATTGTGCAATTATAATTTAAAGATATAATAGATCCATCGGGTCTTGCGGCATACAATTCTTCATACCCCGGAATATTTTTATATTTAAAGATTTTATTTTGACACATATTTTCTTGTCTCCACAACCTCGACCCTTCTCGTCAAGCCCTGTTTCTTTTCAAAGCATTCATCACATACCGCCCCTTGAATCCTGTAATCTCTGTGGCTCATCATATCTTCTATTTGATCAAATTTGCTTCCAAACCCAAAATGAATTTCGATCGTTCCACCTTCTAGGTTCGGCAATACTCCTTCTTCATCATTTCCCGCATATCCATCTGTATAAATTGGTATTTCTTTTTCACAGCAAATACAAATCCATTTCCATTTTTTATTTATTTTACAAATACATTTTTCGGGAATTTTTCGACACCCATTACACAAACCCTCTGTGCTATCTTGGTGCGGACAACAAACGTTTGATTCGCATCCACACGAATTATATTGCTTTTTCATTATTTGTTCCTTTGTTTATCTATTTCTTTTACTATGTTTGGTAAACTAAAATTTTCACCTTTTATTGGTTTGTTGGTTGGACCAATGGGTGAATCTTTACTCATATTAGAGCGATGTATTTCTTCAAATATGGGTTCTATGTCTATTCCCATACAAACACACATACCAAAAGTTACATACAACAAATCACCTATTCCATCACACATACCAATTAAATCACTGTTTTTTGACGCGCAAATAATTTCATTCAATTCTTCTTGTAAAAAATCCAGTCTAAATTTTAATAGTTCTGGCTGTAATATAGATGGGGAATAACCAATATTATGATTATATTTTTTATGAAAATCTTTAACCATTTGTTGCATTTTATTCATAAATTATATCACTAAATCCTTCTGACAATTCCGGTTTTTCTAATTGCCTATAAAGGTTCACAAGAGCATTTTCCGGAACCTTGTTTTCTTTTCTTTGTTCATTATTTTTTAAACAAAATTCTAGAGATTTATTAAAACTAAGAGCTATAACTTTAAATCCAAGTTTTTTACCAAAGTCAATCCAATACTCTCTATTTTTCTTGTTAATTAACCATTTACTTTCATCAAGTATTATACTAAGATTTGAATTTTTAGACAGGGAAAAAATAGTACAAGCTATAATTTGTTTTAGATGTTCTTCTTTTGATTCATTATATTGTTCTTTATAAAATCCTAGCCTAAAATCATCCACCGAAAGAACTATAATATTTTTTTCTCTTTCCGCTATTTTTCTACATGTTGTTGTTTTCTTAGACGCAGGAGGAGCTATCGCGAGATATAAGTATCTATTCATAATATAATTTTTCTTCTTTTCAACTCTTTTTTAATAAACTTTTGTGGTATTGTTAAACCTCTGGCTATTTCCTTTTTTGTTTTTTCAATGTTTTTAATAAATTCAAAATCGTTATAGGAATTTCCATAATCATATTCGCCCAACGGAACAAAATATTGTTCGCCATAAAACCCTTGCCTAAAATTATCGACAAATGTTCCAGTATATTGTGTACCGCTACCTCCGAACTGAACAGTTTCTTCAATTAGTAGATTTTGTTTGGGTTCGATTTTATAAATATTTTCTTTTAAAATTTTACATATCCAGTGAGATTCATCTATTTCGTTTTCAATAAAATTAGAGTTATCTTTGATAAATTTAACAAATTTTTCTTGTTGTGATGCATACATTCTTATAAAATATATGTTTGTATAGTCTATTGCTTCTATGTTAATTTCAAAATCATTATGATTATTGTTGCTATCAAATTGTATTGATTTTATATACATTATTATTCGTAAACCTCAACGCTCTCTTGTATTTCTATTTTATTATTAGTTTGATTAATTAAATCTTGGGCCAACCAGATCTTATCAAGAGCGACTACTCCCAATAGGTCGAACTTACAACAACCCATTAATTCGGCACTTCCCATTTCCAGACCAACAATTCTCGTTTTATTTTTGGGATCATAAACAAGTGGCACCAGTTCGCTAATTGGAACGTCTGCTATAACGAGACCTGCTGCGTGACGACTCTGTGATTTTTTTGTACCCTCTAATCTTATTGCTTGGTCAAATAAAGGTTTAAACCATTGATAATATTCTTTAATTTTATCTATATTATCAATGCTCCAGTTTAAAATTCCGTAGTCATGATTTTCTGTTTCTTCTCGCATTTTTTGTAAATCATCTATAATCGAAGCTTCGTCTGGCATTAAACCAGTAATTTCATTACATAAATCAAATGGAGTTATAGAAATTTCGTCTGCGTTTTTACCTTCTTTTAATGCCCTAACTTTCATCAAATGTTTTACTAAATCCGGCTGTGCTCTAAATACTTCTTTAAGAGCAGCCTTTCCTTGAAGCCTGCCAAAAGTTACCATCGCGCACACCTTGTCCTGACCATATTTATTTGTTAAATATTCAATGACTTTCTCACGAAAGACCACAGACAAGTCTAAGTCAATGTCTGGGAGAGAGATATGACCCTGATTAGTTTTAACGGGTTTATTTGAATCTAATTTACAATGCATTCTTAATGAATCTATAATATGTGAATTATTTGGGTTTAGAAATTCTAATCCTAAAACCTGATCTTCTGAAGACGAACACATAGTTTGATTATTTTTAAACGCATCTAATATATATAACCACATTTTGGGGTTATTAATATCTATCCAATCAGCTTCTTCTTTAAGCAATTTTTTATTACTTATGCTTTTATATTTTAAATTATATTGAATAATCAAATTTTTAATCGTATTTCTGGAATCATCAATTTTTTCTTGAGTTATATCGTTAGAATTATCTGATAACCATTCCATAAAAGTTACTTGCCCGACATCGAAGTGGGATGGTATGTTTCGCCCACGATTATAAAACCGAGCAAAGTATAATCCGTATTCTATGGGGTCTATGCCAGTGATACCCAACAAGTAATTGACGAGAGACCCCGCCCCTGACCCTCTTCCTTTCCCCCTTGGTGCTTTATTATCATCTACAAACCTACATGCGTCAGAGACTATTAAAAAGTAGTCTGCGAGTTTGGCTTCTTTAATAACAGACAATTCTTCAAGAAGACGATTCCAGTGAATTTTCTTTTTTTCTATTGGAAAATTAGTTAATTTTTCTTTTGCTCCTTGAACACACAATTCTTTCAGGTGGTCATCGGAAGAAACTTTATTTGGGGTTTTATACTTCGGCAAACATGGTTTTCTATTTAAAGAATATGGCTCTATCATATCTGCTATTTCTAAAGTTGTTTCAATTTCTTCTTTTGTATATTTATTGCACATTTCTTTATAATCAAATATATAAAAATGATCAAGATAGAAAAAAGCCATTGTATCGCCTCCTTGTTGGATAATAGCTTCTTGTTCTGAGGCAGACGTGTGCATTTGCGAATACAATAATATTCTATGGTCTTCTGCATCTTCTTTGCGAGCATAATGTGCGTCTAACGTACTAACAGATTTAATGCCGGTGTTTTTTGCTATTTCTCGTAAACATTCCACCACCACATCCTGAATTATCATCCCCTCGGACTGGATTTCTAAGAAATAATTTTCCTCACCGAATATTTTAATATGTTTTTCTATTATCTCTAGGCTCTCATCTTTCCAGTTTGGTTTTAATAGTTTTCTACATTCTGCTAGTTTATTGGTGTCCGCTCCAAATAGACAAGCTGTTTTAAAATCTGAAAAAAGTGATTTTGACAAATTACCGACTAGGCATCCTGACAAGCATATTAAATTCTTATTTTTTGTGAAATTTGCTAAATTTATTAAATCTATTCTGGGGCGTCTATAGAACCAATCTGGTCTATTGGTTTCGCTAATAAGTGACATTAAATCTTTTATGCCATCTTGATTTTTAGCTAAAACAGTAAGATGGTTATGATGTCTATTTTCATTGGTTCTTATGGATGGATCATGTTCGCAGATATATAATTCTACTCCCTGGATAGATTTAATATCATATTTCTTACAAGCCTTTTGAAAATCAACCATTCCGGCTATGTTTCCGTGATCCGTGAGAGCTATCGCCGGAGACCCTATCTCTTTAGCTCTTTGCACTATTTGCAATGGACTAGGCAATCCATCTAGAAGACTTTGAAAACTATGGTTGTGTAAACCTACATAACAATTTTTATTGCACATTATTTTTTTCTTCGTCTAATTGGCGTGGTTAATGCTTTTTTAATTGACCAATTATAAAGATATAATCTTTTCCATAATGCCATATATGGAATATTGTATTCTTCTGCTACTTCTACCAGCAATTGTTTTTTACCCTTTACAACAATATATAGATTGTTTCTTTTATTTCTTGCTTGTTCTTTCATTGAAATTAATCGACAATTTTTCTTGGAATAAAATCTATTATTCTCTATTCTATCTAATGTTAATCCTTTTGGTATTTCGCCAATATCTTCGAAAAAATTTTCAAATCCTTTTGGATTTTTCTTTGACCATCTATAACATACTTTTATATTGCGTCTGCCATAATCTTTATATTGAGGATGATTTTCATTACTACATCTTTCGTTCATTTGTTTCCATCTATTATATTCGATTGTTTTGCTTAATCCATGCTTAATATTTGATTTCCCATTATCCCCCCTGGTTTCATACTGTAGGCATCCACAACTTCTTGTACATCCCCTTCTAAGAAGATTACTTTTTATTGTTTTTTGTTTTCCGCATTCACATAAACACAACCATAATGAACCACCCCATTTGTCCTTGCCGTTTTGTTTTAAAACAGTTAATCTTCCAAATTTTTGTCCTGTTAAATCAATGAACCCATGTGTCCCATTTAAACCTTGTGGGTCACGAGAAATATTAAAACCCACCTCTCTTTTATAACACTGAGTAGTGTCCAACCACCATTTTTCTCTGATTGGTAATTGTTTTATATCATGCATTTTTTCAATAATCTCGTATCTAAAGTTCTGTTCGCCATATTTATTCCATGCATCTTGTAAATGTATATTAATATGTTTGTTTCTTTTCAATAATCTTACGTGCTCTTTCAATCTTCTTTTAGTATTAGCGCTACTTCCTATATAAATCTTTTTATTAAAAAGACATGTTATTTTATAAATGCCAGATAATTCAATCAATTTTAGTCCCCTTGTATTTTATTTTTACATATTCTTCGCCCATAGTATTTAGGTCGCTCCATATTATACTACAAACATCATTTTTAGAGAAATTACAAAGTTTACATTTCCAAGACCTGTTGCGGCGAATTAAACTGTCACTTTTTATCGTTTTAAAAATATCGTATAGTTCAGATAATATGCTGGGGACATCCCCGTTTGATAGACCTATGGTAGTTGGCCCACCATCCGACGTATAATAAAAAGTGACAACGCAATTTTTATATTGTGGGAATAATATTTTAGCCGCCATAAAATAAATCTTGGCTTGTAATTTTTTAGTTAAATTGTAAAAATCCATTTCTTTTGAATCAAATGGAGATTTTCTATTTCCTGTTTTATAATCTACTATTTCAATAGTATCATTACTTAGCTTATGTATTAAATCTATGAACCCTCTTACCGCTAACTGTTTTGTCTTGCCATCTTTTTTGACTTCCCATTCTGGTCCAGGTAGTTCAATTTCAAACCATCTTTCTGCATCTATGATTTTTAAATTATATGGATTATAGAATTCATCCTCGATAACTTTAAAAAATGAGGCTTTGGCTTTTTTATAATCTGCTGATAATCCTTTGCTTGTGAATTTTCTTAAATCTGGATGAGGATTTTCGTCCCACGCGCGATCCAGCAACCACAAAGGATCAATAGTCGTCTTTCCCCTTTGTTTTAGTCTAGCGGCCCATTCTAAGGCCTTATGCGTGATTGTCCCTATGGTTGCCGCTTTACCAGAACCAGATGATTCTAATTCTAGGCAATATGTAAGCCAATACTTGAAGGCGCAGAACTTGTAGGTATCAATAAGACTTGCAGAAAATTTATTTACTTGCATTTATTTACCATAAAGTTCGTTTAACCATTTTTCGATGTATGGTTCCAGAAAGTCGCACTGTTCGTTCACGGACATGTTTCTATTATCAACGACCAAGGAAAATTTATTTTTATCATAACTATCTAATACAGTTTCAGAAGAATGTTCGTCTTTTCCCGCCACGTTTCTCAATAATCTCACGGTGATTCCACCAATCTCGTTAATGGCATTTATTTCATTGGGAAAACGACCATCTGTAATTAAAGCTAATTTAACATTATCGTTCTTGATTTTGTTAATGGTGGCATTAACCCACGCATTATCGCACATTTTTCTTACTATATCTGTTCCAAAATATTGAAGAACCGATCTTGCTTTCATCTTTTCATTTGCGGGAATCTCTGTTCTATCTTTTGGGAAAATAGGCATATCTATCCAAAATAAATTTGTTAAAGAATTCTTTTCCTCTTCTGTGCCATAGCATTGTCCATGACTTAAACCGAAAACATTAATGCAAAAATTCTTTAATTCGTCTGCAAATGAATATATTTTAATTTCTGAATTATTAAATATTTTATTGAATTCACCTTCTTCGACAGTGAAATAATGATCGTTTTTTCTAGCCTCAAGTAGCCCTAACTTATTTATCTTGAAATCCTTTATATTACCATTTCTCTTTAAAAAAGAGGCTGCGATAAAATTTGCCGCCGTATTCTTTCCAGAGCGCTTTTTGCCAGACAAAGCTATTATGAGTTTATTTGACATTTAATTATCCCTAATAAGTATAACGATCATTAATTCTGTCTCTACAATCTTCGCACAAAATAATTCTTTGTTCTTTTTTGTATGCAGGAATATCTAATCCTACGTCTTCTACGGTTCGTCCTTCTTTCCTCTTTGCGTCTCTTTTACAAATAGAACACAATAATCCAATTTTCTTTTTTGTTGTTTTTAATAGCTCTCTTTGGGATCTGAAAATCTTTCTAGACATTTTAATTATCCTCCAATAAAAATTCTTTATTATTTTCTTGTAATATTTTCCCAATCTTTTCTTGAATATCTTCTTTTCCCATTTCGGCAACATCGTTCGCTTCGTTTAAATCTATATTTATGATTCGGAAATAATAATTTAATTCCTCCGATAGTTTTCTAGTAGCATTTTTACCTGCCTCGTCATTATCCATTGCTAAAATTAATGTTAAAGCACCCGCTTTTTGAAGCAATAATCTTTGATGTTTGGACATGGAACAACCCATTAAAGATACGCTGTTTTTAATTCCATTTTCTTCAAGCTTCCAAACATTGCCAGGACTTTCTACTATGGTTGCCGTTCCAGTTTTTGAAATATTGTATTTGGCAAAATTATAATTATATAGGTGTAACTCTTTTTTCATTCCCCTGGAATGTAACCATTTGCTGTAGAACAAAGACCTTTCTTTCGGCGGACATTCAATTGTTGGATTATGATATAACCCGCATGTCTTGCATTTATCCCAAATACTTCTCCCCGAAAATCCAACAACGTATTTTCCAGAATCATCTAAAATTGGAAAGAACGCCCTTTCAAAGAATAATTTTCCTTTTTTATTACATGATGAAATATAATATTTATCTATGATATTTTGAGATATTCCGCGACCAGGATAATATTTGGTATCTTTTCTCAACAAAGGAAGGACTTCTGACAATAACGGAAATCCATTTTTCTCTACTTTTTTCTTCTTTTTATATTGTTTAATAATTTTAAATATCTCTATATTTTCGGCGGTCCCCTCGTTAAGTTTAAGATTTGACAGATTTAAAACCGTGGCCGCAAAAGATACCGATTCTACGAATGAAAATGGACGATTTAATTTATTGGTCATTGTACCGCGAATAAGTCCGAATACACTATTAGAATTACCGGAAATTGTAGATTTATCACAATTTTTTGTGTTACAGTGCCAATGTTGTGTCCGCGTTGCAAAATAAAACGATCTAGAATTGTCTCCGTTGTGACAAGGACATTTTCCCTGTAAATAATCAGACCGTTCAAAATATTCTACACCAAGAGCATCTAATATCTCTGTTATTCTCTCGCAAGATCTGTCTTGGATGTAATTAATTTCGTTTGTATTAAAGTGTTTCATTTGTCATCTTGTCTCTTTTAATATATCTATTGCATTTAAAACACAACAAAGATAGATTTTCTAAATCAAATAACTTTAATAATTCTTCTTTTGTCTTTGTAGAAGAGGTTGGAATAATATGATCAACATCAAATGAATTTATCTCATAAGAGATATGGCACATTGGGCAACAATTGTTTTGAAAACTTCTAATATTCTCTAGGTGATCGTCTAATTGCTTGTTATTATAGGGCAGGGATTTAGAAAAACCAGTTTTATTTTTATCTTTTAATCTTAAGCTATTTAGAGCACCCATTAGCTTGCGATTATATTTGCGTATAGTTAAAGATTTTTTGTCTAGATTATTTCTTCTGTTATTTGCTTGCTCTTTTGGCGTAGCCCACCTACAATTTTCTGGCGAATAGCTATTAATTAATTTATTGTTATTAATTCTATCCAGAGAAAGTCCCGGAGGACATTCTCCCATGTCTTCTAAGAAATTTTTAAATCCATTTGCTTTATCTAGCCACCTATCGCAAACTGTTATTCCGCGTCCACCATAGTCTTTATAATTTGATGTTTTTGAATTTGTACATCTATTTTTCATTTGTTGATAACTATTATATGTTGGGGTATTTTTGTAACCATGTCTAAAACTTTGTTTGCTTATCAATTCTTTTTGAAGACACCCGCAACTTGTTGTATCCCCATTTTTAAGACTATCTCCCCTAATTATTTTTTCTTTTCCACAATCACACCTACACAACCACAAATAACTCCCGTGCTTATCTTTCCCTGTTGATTTTATGACTATCAATCTTCCAAATCTCTGTCCAGTTAAATCAATGAATCTGTTTTTATTTCTTTTTATCGTTTTATCTTTTTTAAGACATCCACAACTTCTTGTATTACCCAAAACAAGACTACCTCCAACAATTATTTTTTCAGTTCCGCAATCGCATTTGCATAACCACATAGGATACCCATGTTTATTTTTACCAACATATTCTTTGGCGATTAGTCTATCAAATCTTTTTCCTGTTAAGTCAATTATTTTTCTCATTCAATCTGCTCGTTCAAAAATGATTGCGTGCTTTGACTTAGCATTTTACCCTCTCGAATGCTCGATCTCGAAAAATCCACTATTAAATTAATATAGTCGCCGCTAGCATGGCCTCCTCCATATCGCGTGTCCGTAACAACTAGTTTCATTGTCCCCTTATTTGGCCCGTCCTCAATAAGTTCTTCTTGTGATTTCTTTTTTAAGATAGTGAAAGAGGAGCATAGCCAAAGTATTCTGTCTGAGCCAGAGATAACTTCTGCCCCCTCGCGGTCTATTCCTTCTCGATTTAATTGCACGCTAGCTAATACTGGTATGCTCCACTTAACAGCGAAATTATGTAGTGCCGTTACTAGGAAGCCTAGCAACTGAGTTTCCTGAAGATTGTGACGGAGGTTGTCCGCATTCATGAGCTTCAAATAATCGTATATGCACAATGCTGGCTTTGCAAGGCCACTATCTAAAAACCCCACATTTTTTATTAACCATCTTCTCGCTAAAGACAAACTTTGCTCTATTGATTGTCCTGCAATATTTACATGTGTAATAGGTAATTTTTTTATTTCTTCTATTTTAGATAACATGATTTTATTTTCTTCGTCTATTGTTGAAAATTTCCCAGTTTCAACATTTTCTAATTTTATTCCTGTGACAAGCGATATCAATCTATCTTGCTGCGCTTCTTTGCTCATTTCTGTATCTAAATATAAGACAGGGATACCTAATGTCGCCATATTTTTTGCTATATTTAAACACATATTCGATTTTCCAACTTTCGCTCTCGCCCCAATCACATTGACGCAAGATCTTCTAAAGCCTCCGCCTATACAAGTATCCCAATTTTGGAACCCCGTTGGTAAACCAACGAGATCCTTTGGATCATCTGCCAATGCCTTTAATCTTTCTTCTAAATCATTATGTACTAAAACCAACCCCTTATCCTCGGAGTTCAATTGGCTAGTAAATTCAAATATTGGATCTTCTAATTTCCCTATAATCTCATCTATTTTTTCCTGCCCCGTGATTTGTTTTAAATCTTCTATAATACCATTCGCACACCCAATGCTTTGTCTTGCTAAAGACAATTTATATACTTGTACTGCTATAGATTTGGCATTGTTATATGTTGGAGTATTTGCAAATAATGCTTCCAGATATTCTGATTCTTTTGAGTTTCCATCAAATTTATTATAATTGAATGTTTTTGCATTTGCTGTTATGGTTGGCCCATCAAACTTACTTAAATTCTTTTCATGAACAAGATGTTTAATTATAGAAAATATCGTTCTATTTATTGACCAATAGAAATCCTTAGTATCTAAAATTTCTTCAATATCTATAAGAAGATCTGCGCCATGATTTAGAATAGCAGATAAAACTGATCGCTCACACCCCGAATCATTTAAAATAGACGCCTCTTGTTTATTCATTTACTTTTCCATTGATCGTATCCTGCAAACACTTTGGACACTTTTGCCCAAAATCTTTGCTTTCTTGTCTATCTGATTCAAAATTTTGCTCACACTGTGAACATTTTACATCATATTTCTTGGAAGGACTTCTTTTTGTTTTTCTCTCTTTGGTTATTGCTGCTTTTTCTTTGTTTTTATTTATTTCTTCTAATGGAATGTTGTCATCTGTTATTGGTTTCGTATCATTACCATAATATCCTTTTTTAATATGTTGTGAAATTGCTTCACCTATTGGTTTACTTAACATTGGCATAGGTTCGGTTAATGATGGAGTTTTACATTCTTGAAAACTTCGTTCTTTATTTTTAGCTTTCGGCGTATAAATAGCTCCCTCTGGATTTAACGTGATTATTTTTTTATGCCTATTAATTATTTCTTCTATTTCTTGTATTAATTTGTTGGGTGATTCAATTATTTCATTTGCTTTAATTAATTCTCCAGTGATCGCCTCATACCCCTGGCAAACTAAAGACCAATTATTAGCGATGATTCCATTTTTAATAAGTTGTATGGGACTATCCATTTTTTATCTCCAAATTACGTTGACGAATTATATTTTGCATATTTTGTGCATAAAACTCAATTCGGCGAGACAAATAAATTATTCTCGACAATCTTAGATCCACCTTCTGTTGAATTCTGCCGCACTTAGCTTTATCTTCATTAAAAAGTTTGTTCGTAACATTCTTGGACCATTTTAAATATCCTTCTGCTTCGTTGCTCTTTTTTTGAAGAAAAATTAAATATTGTGAAAGCATAAATGAATATTCACAAAGTCTCATTGTTGTTTCTAATCTAATTTCTTCTATTGATAATTCGAGTATCTTTTCAATCTCTGATCTATTAGATTCTTTAAAGGAAAGACACAAAGATTTTTCCCATGCCGTAAGATCGTCGTTGTATTTTTTGTACTCTTCGTCAAAATTATTTGTCATATATTTCAATCAATTTCAAGTGATTAAGCAAACACCACGCTATTTTACGCTCATCACGATTTTTCTGATTGTTAAAATCAACAATAGTTCGATGAAAAAATTTGGTATATATCTTGTGTTGCCTTCCTTGAATCTCTATTACAAGTTGACGAGAGGGAATAAAGAGATCAAGATAAAGCTTTTCGATAGGTATGTAAACTTCTTCATAGATATTGTCAGAAGGATATTCTTCCTTTAGTTGTTCTTTAATTCTTGTTTGAAATTTTGATCTCTGATAAGTTTCTTTTAATAGGTATTTTTTTAAATTTATATTAATTTCTGATCCATCATATATTTTAACAATCATTTTATTTTCTTTTTTTATATTTTCTAATCGGAGTTGATAAAGCCCTTTTTAATGACCATCCCGCTTTATTCAGTCTATACTGTAGTGTTTGGGGACTCATCTTATATTCTTGTGCCAAATCTGTAATACATTGTTTCTTATTTTTATAATCATAAAATTTATTTCGTAGTTTACAATTTTTGGGGGAATAATTACCATTGTTATTGATTCTATCAAGAGATTTACCCTTTGGTATTTCGCCAATATCCTCTAAAAAATTTTAAAATCCATTTTTATTATTAGACCATCTTTTACAAACCGCAATCGGAGGATTTCTTCCTCCGTAATATTTATAGGCTGGATGATTTTTGTTGGTGCATTTTTGAGCCATTCTTCTCCAGGTGTTATATGTTCTTGATGTTTTATCATTTGTACTATGACCATGCCTTATTCTTAATTTGCTTGCCTCGCACGCCATTTCTTTCTGTAAACACCCACAACTTTTAGTGCTACTATCTTTAAGACTTTTCCCGGCAACAATTGTTTCTTTACCACAATCGCATATACATTCCCATAAATAATTACCTCCCTTGGTTTTACCATTAGGTTTTATTGCAATAAGTTTTCCAAACCTTTGTCCAGTTAAGTCAATGAAGCTTCCTTTTCCTGGGGCTTGGGGATCAGAAGAAACATTAAAACCTGTTTTTCTATTGCAATAATTGGTGACGTCAATCCACCATTTCTCTCTCGCGTATAAATCTTTTATGTTATAAATATTTTCAATAATCTCGTATCTAAAGTTTTTCTCTCCATACCTATTCCATGAATTTTGTAAATATAGATTATAATGTTTATTTTTACGTAAAAATCTTATGTGATCTTTCAATCTTCCGTCAATATTTACGCTACTTCCTATATAAAATTTATTATTATTTTTACATATAATTTTATAAATACCAGATATATTATTCATCATACCAATTATTTTCTTTCAGGGAGCAATATATCTCTTATCTCTTTGTCAAATTTTTCAATATATTGAGGATTACTTTTAAAGTATTCACGAACCTTTTCAAGTCCCTGTAATTTAATAGGGTTGCCATCTGCGTCTAGTATTGATGGAACAATAAACCAACTTGCACTTTTTTGAATCAAACCAAGATTTTCTGCATTGATTAAAATATCTTTTATGCGATCTACACCCTCACCAAAGCGAAGAGGAACGGCGCAGGGAAGGAATGGTTTACCTAAAGCAGAACATATCACGGTTATCATCGCGTCGTGCCCGGCAGGTGCGTTAGTCTCCGGGTCTTTATCCCATTGTTTAGCCCAGTTACAAGTAAGCCATACGCTGCAAGCATAACCTATTGCGAGCCCTCCTTTAGTCTCGAATTTCTTTCCCATAGGCTCCCTACTAGTCATTAGCTGCGAAATAAAGAGGACGATAGAATTTGTATCATCTATTGTTTGTTGAACTTTCCTGAAAAAGCTGGCAAGAAGTTTAGGTGTCCCGCTCATATCCCGCGATTCGCCCAGTAATTCTGATTGCTCGGCGAGCGTGCTGAGTGCGGCAATGCTGTCTATAACAATTACACTTTTCTTGTTTTCTTTTATGGTTGTCTCAATAATACGCAACCACTCTTCAGCGCTTAAAACTTTATCTGGCGTAGATTTTATAATATTTAATTTCTCTGTATCCAGACCAGAAATAGTTTTTAAAAGACTGTTAGATAGACGTCGTTCGATATCAAAATAAAACGCCGGTCTACCAGAATCAAGAGCATTTTTTAAAATTTCCAAACAAATTGAAGTCTTTCCAATTTTCGCTTTCCCCGAAATAAGACATGTGCAACCATCAGGAATCCCCCCGCTCAAACTAATATCCAAAGACAACACCGTCTTAAGAACATCCCTCTTCTTGTCTATAATTTCACTAGCCTTTTGGATAATACCAATTCCATATTGACGTTCTAAGTATTTGTCAAATGATTCGTCCACAACCTTTTCTTTAGATTTCTTAGCCATTATTTTCCAGTTCTTTTATTAAAGAGATTTTATTTTTATTTCCAGTATCTACATATCTTGCATTTTCTTCCGGAGAAAAGATACTCATAACCATTTTTTCATCATTTGTTTTTCTTTTCTCTATTTCTCTTCCATATAAAATATTTAATTTTTTAATTATTGTATTTAAAGTTTTTTTAGCTGAAAGAGATTTAATCCAGCTATCTTTAATTATTCCTATTAATAACTTTTGAATTAAAGAATTATTAAAGTCTGTTAATTTACTTAAATTGCCTATGCCTCGAATTTCTCTTGGATACTTTTTGGCCCAATAATTATTGCTTTTCCAAAAACGGGGACCGAGTTTCTTATCCATATTTAAACAAACTAATTCGATGATATAATTTTTGAAATCTATTTTTAAACCTGGGGTTGTTGGTGAATCAAATGATTTTTCCATTTTTATTCTTCATTACAAATTAAAAAGAAACCAGCTTTCTCTTTGGTTCGTTCTTCTGTTCCGACATTTTCACCACTATTACTATCAATCCAGAACAATTTAACTATATTACCATTATAATATCCAACACAAGTTCCCTGCACCTCTACATTTCCCATAAAGATTTTTACCATCTTTTTACCGAAGCAATATCCCTTTTGATTTTCGGGCATGGAAAAGGTTTGATTTCCTTCGATAAGTCTAAAATCTACAATTTTTAGGTCTGGATTTAATTGTAAAAATTGTTTTAATCTTATCCATGAATGAGGTCCATCTTTTCTTTCGTCTTGAAACACCTCTTTTTTATTAGACAAAGTTGCAACATAATATTTATTAGAATTTTCTGGAACTACAAAACTTATCAATTCTTCATTATTCATTCTTTTTTACTCCAGAACATCTTTCGTCATCGGCTTTCATACTTTCTCCAGGGGTCATTACCGTACATCCATGTTCTGCCGCAATTGGATTTTTTACCTTTATGCTCATAACATTAACATTTGTAGATTTATTAATTTTTGAAGACGAAGAAGATGTCGGTTCTGGTTCTTTGTTAGCAAATGTATTTATAAATTCTTCCACCACGGTTGTACATTCATTAAAAAATTTCAATTTACTTTTGGTTTGTTTTAAGGGTTTATCGTTTTTATAAAAAAGTTTTCGGTCTAAAAATTTTGAAAAATCATCAGACAGTTTTTTATCTACATATTTCATTTTAAGAAACTCCTTTGAGCTAATGTATAATGTGTTCCATTTTTTGTTCGCAAAAACATAATATAATAATCAAAACAAGTTTTTTGACATCGTTTAAGATTATAAAAGAGCCCACCTTTTTCTAAATCCTTTTTGTTTCTATTGGCCGAAGAATTAAACGGATTAAATAAGTCTCCATCATTAGAAACCAACACAAAACTCATGTCGCCTATAATATAGGCAACGGCTTCTTTTTTAAGAATTTTATTATCAGTTGGATCTGATTCGGATGCAGGAAGCTTGATGGCGTGTGGCGTTCCGTTAATGTCTATATATTTTTCATCGTGCATTATTTTCTCCTATTGACTTTAAAAATTACATCGCAATCAGGACTTAATCCACCGCCATGTTGAATATTTTCATCTATTTCGAATTTAGTTTGATCATTTGCTGCTCCTGGATAAAATTGTCCTTTGATTGAGATAACCCTATTTATATTTTTACAATTTTCGCAATAAACAGCTATTCTTGTGGTGATAGGATTTTTATTTTCTCCTACAAGTTCTTCGTTTGTTTTTGTTAATTGAAAAATCATTAAATCCCTCTTACATATGGAGCAAGTTGCGACCACATTTCCCTTGTCAGAAATTCCAAGAGGCGTTCTTTCTTTGATATCTGTCTCTTCAATATAATTTAAAACAATTTTTTTCATGGTATATGTCTCCATTTTCTACCGTTTATAATATCATAAATCGCATCTATGCTAACATTATACTTATTTGCTATTTCTTTTGTTGACCGACCTTCTTTTTTCATTTTTCTAATTTCTGGAATATTTTTATCTACCAGTTTTGCTTTTGGATTTTTTGATCCCCTTCTGTCTACTAATTTTTGTGCTTTTGTCATATTTTTTATAGCTATTTTAGATCTTTTCTTTCCTTTTAAGGCTAAGCTTAATCTTATTTTATCTTCTTGTGTATGTTTATATCCAACCCTACCAATCCGAGCTAAACTCATTTTTAATTTAGATTTTTCACTATGTGATCGTCCTGTCATACCAGGATTAGTTCTATGTCTGATATCTCCTGGTTTAGCAATATTAAAACCATATTTATTATTACGACTATTGAATTTTTCTATCCAGAAATTTTCTTTTTCTGTTAAAAAATTATTGTCTACTTTTTCTATTATTTCAAAATTAAAATTATTTTCCTTGTATTTATTCCAAGCTTTTTGCAAATGTGGATTATAATGTTTATTATTTCTTAATCCGCTTTTATGTATGGTCCATCTATCAAATATATTTACAGAACTTCCTATATAAATTTTTCCTGTTGGTAAACAAATTATTTTATAGACTCCAGATATATGACCCTTAATAAACATTAATTATTTTCGCCTTCTTTTATCATTTTGTCTATTTCGTCAAGTCCATCAATATCATCTTCTGATTCTCGGAAGTCATCATTCTCCAGGGCCAACGCATCCCGCTCTTCTTCAGACATCACATTCAACTTTTTTTTCCGAACACAGACTCCCAATTAGCATCTTCTATTTCTTTTGATACTTGACATTTTCGCCTAAGAGAACCTTTCCCCATTTTAAAATCCTTTAAATTATTGGCCAGTTAATATCATTATTTTCTTTTAATCTTTCATCAAACAATTTTTTTAATTCCAGTGGGTCGTCATCAATAATTCTGTTGAGACAAAAACATTTTACTGTTCTAACAAACAAAAGGATCTCTCCCGTTCCTTTACAGTCCGGACACTTAGGGTCTGGCATCATAACGTATTATACTATGGATTTAATTACTTTTTCGACGAAAGTTCCGTTGGCTTTAGTGAATTTTGCCAAAAGATTTTTATGCTTCTCCGTCAAAGGTCCGCCATTAGATGTTTGAGATTCAATAGCACCCTTAACTCTTCTTTGGGTTTCTGGGTCAACATTTTTAACCGCCTTGGTTACTAAATTTAACATATTCGTACTATTCTTAGCTTTAAGATAATATTTGAGAAATATACCGATGGCCAAAAGAAAAATAATAGCCATTAGAGAAGTACCGACAATAACAGCCCAAGCACCGCCATATTTAATTGTTCCAGAATTATTTACAGTATTACTTACTTCTACTAATTGGTTTTTCAGCGTGCCGACTTCTTCAATATTATTATCAACAACAGACTCAAGTTGATTAAAATTGTCTTCAACGACACCAACCCTAGCTTCCAGTTTAGCGGCCCCTGGCGAGACACACGATGTTGTGAGAAAGAGTAGGATATAGATTACTAAGCCCATTAGGGCCAATATCAGGATTCCGGTGCCAACCATAAGTTTATTTCTTAACATTTTTTTTCTTAATCCCAAAAACTCTATTGACAAGTTCATCTGCAAGTTTATTGTTTTCTCTAGATTCCCATTTTATTGAGAATTCTTTAAATTGCTCTAATAATTCTAAAACTTTATCCCTGTGCTTAATCAATTCTTCGTTATTTGTTTTTGCTGCCTTTGTAATCTGTTTTACAATCAATTGACTATCAACTGTTATATGAATTATTTCAATTTTTTCTTTAAGAGCATGTGTCAAACCGGCGATCAACCCCCGGTACTCGGCTATATTACTTGTGCCTTTTTTTCCACATTTTTTAGAACCTTGAAAAACAATTTCCTTAACATCTTCTGGATTGAATGCAATCCAAGCACAAGCCATTTTAAATTCACGAATTCCGCCATCCGTGCGAAGTATAACTTCTTTCATAGTGTATCTTTCTTTTTTGTATATAGTATGGTTCCATTTTTATTTGCTACCCACAGTTGAATAAAGTTTAAAGTTTTTCCAATCATCCATTTACCAATCGGGGCAGAATCTACGATAATATTATTTTTAATTATTACACCAAATACCGCATAAGGCAAAACTATGCGCCATAACATATTATCTATTTGCCCCAGGACACATTTTTTAAAAGAATTACGTTCATTTTATATGTTTCCAGATTTTATTATTAATTATAAGGGAAATACTAGACCGTGAAATATTAAAGATTTTTGCAATTTCTATGTTCGATTTTCCTTCCGAATGCAATTTTCTAATTTGTATTATCTTATTGTCGTTTAATTTGGAATTAGGATTTTTTGATCCTTTATATAGCCCTTTCTTTGCCCTTTTCATATTTTCTATTGTTTTTATAGAGACTATTTTACCTTTGTGTACTATACCTATTTTTTGTTTTGTTTCTTCTGAGTGTTTTTTACCAAAACGAATCTTCGATATATTTTTTCTATGTTCGTCTGTAAAAATTTTTCCCTTGTGGGCATTACTCATTTTTAATCTAGATTCCTTACTATGCAATCTTCCTAACATAGTTCTATCTGGATTTTTACCAATATTAAAACCATATTCGGGATTACAACAATTAGTTTTCTTAAACCATTTTAATTCATTTTCTGTTAATAAATCGGGTTTTATTATTTCGATTATTTCAAATTTAAAATTTTGCTCTCTATATTTATTCCAGGCGTTTTGTAAATAAGTATTACTATGTATATTTTTTCTTAATCGGTGCCTATGTTCGCCCCATCTATTATTTATGTTTACAGAACTTCCTACGTAGATTTTTCCCGTTGGTAAACACATTATTTTGTAGATTCCAGATATACAACCTTTAATGACCATATTGCTTTCCGTTTGGACAAATTTCTTTGAAGTTACAATAAACACACTTCTTGGTATTTTCTGTCATTTCAAAATATTTTTCATTGTCCCTATTGTTATGGGCTTGATTTAATATTACTGATTCATTTTTAATTACTGATGCGTGACCAAGAAGTTGTTGTTTGTTTATAGTTAATTCTAATTCCCCGACTTCTGCCATGTGCATAAGATAAACCGGCACTATAACTATATCTGATAATTTTTTGGCGAATCCTTTTTTAAGGGCATACATACTATACGTTATGAGTTGATCTATAACATTGTCGTTTACCTTGCCGGTTTTCCAGTCAATTAAATAAACTTTTTCTTGATATTTAAAACCACAGTCTATTTTTACTGAAACCTCGCTTTTGTCGTCCATTTCAAATTTTTGAAAATCTTCTAAAGCGATCCAATCCTCTTTTTTAAGAGTTTGTATAATTTCAGCCATTTTAGATATATAAAAACCACGAATAGAATCTAAAACTATTTTTTTACACTTATCTGTTTCTTCTTTTGACAACCCATCTTTATAATAATGTTCAAACAAATTTGTTGATTTTGGATTATTTTTCCATTTTTTTTTCGTAGAAGAAACCCACCCAGATCGTAATTTATTTAATCCTAGATTTTTTGCGTCTTGCAAAGATAACCAATTTCCAGTTAACTTGTAAGTTTTGATTACGTGTTCTATTACTTCATGCACAATACTTCCGGGCCACATGTGTTTGTTCGTTAATTGCTTTAATAAATATGCCTGTTGTTTTCTTTGTGGAGCGTTTTTGTGCCAACCTTCCCAACTTTCGTAATAATTAAGAAAATATTTATAAGCGCATTCTCTAAGAAGTTTTACGCGACTTTCGGACCAAGCAAATTGTAATTTAATATCGGCCATTAATAGGTCCAAATCTCAATATAATCATTACAACATGGTTCTTCGATATAATATATTGGAGATGGAACATATACTGTATCTGTTACAAAATCTATCTCACAACCGCTAATTAAAACTAAAAAACCAATTCCAATTAAAAATCTTTTCATTTTATTTTTTCCTTTTCATTTTTATTGGTATCATTAAAGCCTCTTCAATAGATTGGCCCCTTTTCAATCTGGCTCTCAACGTATTAACATTGATATTATATTCATTCGCTAAATCGGTTAAACATTGATTTTTCCCATTTATTAAATAGTTTTTATTACTTCGCATATTTCTATTTTGTTGAAAATTAGTCGCCCATCTCCAGTTGTTCGGTTTATAATTTCCACTATTATCTATTCTATCAATAGACATTCCTTCTGGCGGATCTCCAACATCCTTATAAAAATTCTCAAACTTTAGCCAGCGATCACACACTATAATGTCTCGTTCGCCATAATCTTTATAATATTTATTTTTAAAATTATAACATCTATCTTTCATAGCTGACCATATTTTATAAATTTTATTTTTACTTTTACCATGTTTTATATGTGCACAACCACAGCTTATCATTTTCTTTTTTATTAAATCGCCACTTGCCGCAACTGTTTTTGTACCACAGTCGCATAAACATAGCCATCTAGACCCACCCCATTTATCTTGACCAACATATTCAATTACCAATAATCTTTCGAATCTTTTGCCGATTAAATCTACAAATCTTCCTTTTCCACGACAACAGGCGTCAGAGGAAATATTAAAGCCTATTTTTCTATTACAACAACCAGTATTATCTATCCACCACTGTTCTCTTACAGACAATTTATTTATATTATTAATGGTTTCAATAATCTCAAATCTAAAATTTTTCTCGCCATATTTATTCCAATCTTTTTGTAGGCGTTTATTCAAATGTTTATTGCGTTTCAACAAACTTGTATGTTCTTTTAATCTTCTATCAATATTTGTACTAGATCCTATGTAGAATTTATTATTAACACATATTATCTTATAAATTCCTAGTATTTTCGATTTTTGCCCAGCTATACTAATTAAGTTTTTCATTTAATCTTTCCAAAATATATAAACATTTTTATTAGCTTTTTTGGCAAGATAAATACTATTCTTTGTTCCGGACGACACACCATCCCAAAAAGCTATGATGGCGTCTGATTGATCTATTATTGATTTATTTCTTTTGAACCCGGCGCTTTTTCCATATTGATTCCAATCTGGTAAAATTTCTGTTATAGGAATATTTTTTTCTTCTGCATATCTTCTTGCGAGACTATCTGCGCCTTTCGCGCCTCCACTTACAATTTCAGAAAAAGGAAAACTATCAAGAATCTCTTTCATAAATTTATAATTAACAAAATTGCGAGACCCTATAACACCCATTTTATTATAATGTTTATTATCTTTTACCACCATAAATTCTATTGAATTATTATTCATTTTATTCTTCACTCGCAATTATTGCGTTATCTATTGTTTCCTGATTTTCTATTGATCCACTTGCGAAATGGAGTAAATATGGCTTGTTGATTCTAATTCTATGTAACCACTCCTCTATATATCCTTTGCTACCAGAACATGGATGTGAGTTGAACACATTTCCATTTAAAAGTTTGATTTTATAGATATCGTTTTTATTTTTGTATAAATCTGTAATCAATTCCGAAAGTGCTCTCTGGTCTCTCGACGGAGCGCTATGTAAACTTTTTTGTCTTTCTACCCACTGGTTTATAAAATCTTTTATTTGATCACAATTTTTAAGTGCTACGAACCCTGCGCTTATATTATTTGTTCTATATTTTTCCTTGACTTCCGGATAAATTGTAACAAAAATATTTGCATTTTCTTTGAACAAATTATTAAGATCCTTCACAATTAAGCAATCAATATCTAAAAGAAGAATATTTTCAAATTTATTATTATTAATAAAATATTTTAATGATTCAGCCTTTCTTGCGCAATTTATACCAAAACATGTCGAATCATCATCAAATATTTCAATAAATTTTACTTTATTTAAATTTTTATACTTGTTAAGATCAGATTGATCTATTTCGTTTGTGTAGATAAAAATATTTTCTACGGAAGATTGGTCGTTCCAATTTTTAAGTGTTTTTTCTAGTTTTGAAAAATAACTTGCTGAGCAATAAGAAATTATGTCAAACATTTTATTCTGGTTCTAGTCCATTGTGTTTTAGAAAATTTTCAAAACCTTTACCCTTTGGCTCTTTCCAGTCGCAGTCGGTGGCTAACCCGACCCCTTTCCCTCCATAGTCTTTGTATTCGGCGTGGTCTGGATCTTCATATCTTCCGAGCGTGTCTTCGTAAGCCTTATAAGTTTTAATCATTCTTTTTTCAAAAGTTCCATTTGCTTTAGCTTCCTCTATATCTTCTTCTATGGTTGATCTCCACTCTAATGGATATCCCAATTTAACACCATGTTTACCTAATTTTTTAACGTCTTCTTCTGTAGCTCTGCGAGTGACTATACTGTTTCTCCCCATATATCTGTCGTTATGAATAAGATCGTACTCATCTATCTCCTCTTCCTCTTCTATTTCTGAATCATTTTCTTCGTTTTCACAACAACATTCATCCAAAGCCCCATTCGCTTCTGCCTCGGCAACCTCTTCTTCAGTTACTTTTCGAAGAACTGTCAAATTACCAAATTTTTGGCCTGTTAAATCTTCTTCTGGTTCCTCTTCTTCGTCGTCTCCTGTTAATATTCTTTTTGCTCCACTATAGATACCTTCTGCAAGAACAGTAATTCCAAGAGCAATTGTAAAATTTTGATCATCGTCATATACTTGTTTAAGGGCATCATTATTAAACGAATCGGCAATAGCAATGGCGGAACATGTTTGAAAAATGAAAACTATACTCTCTAAAATTTCGGCACTAAAAAATTTATCTTTAACATATTCTTCAACAAGTTCGCCAAGTGCTTCAAAAGAATTATCGGATTTTATATCTTCTTTCTTATCTTTCTTAAATTCTTCTGCCATTTCAAGTATTGCTTCTACTACTTCTTGTTCTTTGTGGCAAAGAAATTTATTAGTTATAATATCACACTTAAGTTTTACAAGCTGTAATGAATTTGCAACATTCTTTAATTCTTCTTTTGTGTCAATAGCAATAGTTTCTACTCCATCTTTGTTTGTTATTTTTGTTTTCTTTGTTAAATTTTTCTTTTTCATTTATTTTCCTTTATTATGCATTTAAATATTTCCACAATGGATTTGTATTTTTAATTGGAAGTTGTATATTTTTGTACATCTCATCATATGATTGTTGAAGGGATTTATTATAATTTTTAGACGAAAGTTCTTTTTCGATTACATATTTTCTATGTCCTCTTAAAGGGATGGTCAACGCTTCTTCTATAGACATTCCTCTATTAATTCTATTTCTTAATGTGTCTGGACGTAAATTAAATTGCCTAGCTAATTCTGTCGCACACCATTCCCTTCCATTATATAAAATCTTAATGGTAGTTCTTTTATTAAAAGATTGTTCTTGTACACTTATATATCTACAATTTTCTTTATAATACCCAAGATTATTGTCTATTCTATCTAGAGTTAATCCTGGCGGGCATTCACCCATATCTTCTAAGAAATTCTTAAATGATCCACCTCTTTTGGAATTCCATCGGTCGCAGACAGTTATTCTACCTCCATAATCTTTGTATCTTGCATTTTTTGTATTTGTGCATCTTTGAACCATATATTTCCATATACTATATGTCCTGGACGCAGATAAACCATGTTTGGTTAATTTTTCTTTTCGCCAACAGCCACAACTTTTACTATGACCATTAATTAATAATTTGCTGTCAACATCTTTTTTATTACCACAATCGCATATACACAACCACATTGTATTTTTATCTTTGTTAACAGATCTTTCCAAAACGGACCATCTATGGAATTTTCTCCCAGTTAAATCAATAAATCTACCCATTATTTTTTAGTCTCTCTCCAATTCCGTCTCTGTTCAAATAATATCCTTTATCAAAAAATGGATAAAATTCTGGAACAAATTTTGTAATACTTCCTTTTATGTCTTGCTGAATTGAAATAATCGTGAAACCAACATGGGCTTCCAATTTTTTCTTACGCATAAAACGTGTTTGATCCTGACAACAGCCCGGCTGGACCATGTGAATGGCTCTTGGATAACAATAATCAAATTTATGATAGTGCCCTATTATACAAACGGCTGGCTTATTTCCCCCCTGAAAAGTTTCGGCTTGTTTTTGTGAAGTATAGGAAACGGCATAAGAGCTTCCCCCACCCGCGTGCATAACTTTTATGACACACGACCCTTTTGGAGCTTTCAATTCTATATCAGCTTCCATATACCCCATATATATTAGATCTTCTCTCCCCTGGGCCTTAGCTTCCAACATTAAATATCTACCGAATTCTATGCCTTCTCTAATAGTCCACCATCCCTCGTGATCATCGCCGTCAACAAAATATGTATTCATTCCTTTTCTAGTCGGCCAATGGTCTATTGCATATTGACATTGATCAGAAATCCCGTGAGCCTTTAATTCGTGGGTATTAAATCTTGCTTCGCCATCCACATAATTACCAGGACATAATACCGTATTTATTTTTCGTCTAGCGAATTCGTCGTAGGCCAAATTTAATACATCTAACCTCTCGCATTTACTTGCCATATGCATATCGGCAACTACACCAAATTCTATAGGCTTTTCATAAAAATGATTTTCAAATATTATTGTATTCTCTACACTATCTATAGATTTGCCCAAAGAAATATTCGGACCCTTTTTGTAAATTATAAATCCTTTAGACTCTAAATCAGAAATTATATTTTCAATATTTTTCTTATCTGTTTTCATATCCTCTGAAATTTTATCAATTGTTGTTGGATTTTTTAATCTTCGTAATATTTCAGATCTAAAAACAGGATCGGTTGGTTCAAGTTTAACAGAAGGAGACACATTAACCATAACCTTTGCTTGACCGATAAGTTGTCTAGCCTTCCATATAGAAATGCCTAATTCACGAGATATTTGTTTTCTCGTTTTATTCGATCTAATTAATTTTATTACTTTTTCTAAAAGCTCATTCACTAAATTTCACCCTTCTATATATCGCATTTGCCTGACGGACAACCACTATCACTAGATTCTACCTTTGTTGTGATTTCTTTTAAATATTTTTCTGCTTCTTTTATTGGAAGGGGCATCAATGGACTTTTGCCTTTACTTTGGTCTCTATATATGGTCATGCCTTTTAAATCTCTAATATATTTTATTATTATTTTAGATAAATCTTGTTCGGTGGCTTCTGATGGTAAATTTATTGTCTTGGAGACAGCCGAATCTATATGTTTTTGAATAGTTTTTTGTATGAGACAGTGACATTCTGGAGATATGTCATGAGATCCTTCAAAATTAGAAATGTCTTTATTGGATTCAATGAATTCTTTTAAGAGAGGATCTATAATTATTTCACTGGATGCCAATAATTCTTTGTGATTATTTTGATTATGTTTATTAAAATTTCTTTTGTGAACGGGGGAAAATATAGGTTCGATTCCAGAAGTTGTGTTTGCTACTAAAGACGTTGTTCCAGTTGGGGGACAAGTCAATATGCAACAATTTCTCGCACCATATTCTATTATTTTTTTTCTAATAGATGGCGTTAATGAATTTTTACAAAATAAACTTTCTATAAATTTATGTCTATCTAATAGGGGAAACTGAGATTTTTCTACAGCCAAAAATATGCTGGTCATATATGCTTTTTTCTTTATAAAATTAAATAATTCATCTACTACTTTAATACTTTCTTCAGAACTATATTTTATACCTATTTTAATGAGCATATGATGTAGACCCATAACACCAAGCCCGATACGTCTTTCTTGTTGAGAAATATGTTTTATTATTTCTATGGGATATTCATTTTTATCTAGAACATTGTCTAAAAATCTAACACCAAGTCCTATGGTATCTTCTAGCATCCCCCAGTTTATTTTGCCTTCTTCTGTCACATGAGTGGATAGATTTATGTTTCCGAGACAACAGACAGAAAATGGAGGAAGTTGCTGTTCACCACACTGTTGCGTTACCACACCATTTACTATTATAGTATTTGTTTCTGGTTGATTTAAACAATATACATCTTTTACAGAAATTTTTTCTATTAACTTAACTTTTGTTTTATATATTATTGATCTTGATTTTTGTTTAAACGATTTTAATCTCTTAGATAAAATCGTCTTTTTATAACCAATAAAATTAATGTCTTTTTGAAATTTTATAGCACTTGATCTAGTCATTCTTAATTGATATTGATTTTTGCACCAACTAATATTACCACCAGGGAATTTGTGATATCCGGCCTTGGCTGTAAGCCCTACTCTACACAATATACCAAAATTATTTAATAAAATCTGAATATCTCTTAAAAATTCGCTATTACTTTGTGATAGAGTAATAATATTCCCGCATCTTTTGTTTGTACCGGCATTTCCATCCGTTGCAAATATTCCATGTAGATATCCAATAACAGCCTCACGAGATCCGTGCCAAATACATTCTGGAACACGATATTTTATACTGGGGACATATATATTAAATGTGTCTTCTAAATACCTATATAGAGTTTCACTATATACAGACATTTTACCTGTTTTATTATCTTTAGTAATGGTTGTAGTTATAAATCTATTTTTCCATCTTTTGTTTTCAATAAATTCTTTGTTGGTTTTTTTCCACTCATTAACCTTTTTATTTACTATTTTTTTATATTTCTTTATTATCGGTTCGTCTTCACCAAATAGATCCAAACAACATTGTTTTTGTTTTATTTTTATAGATCCGTCTCCGGCCAGTAGTCCTAAAATTAATCCATCTTCGTAATCTCCTATATTTCCCCACCCTCCCTCTCCTGACTGAAGAAACAAAATATCTCCAACTTTAAGATTCTTTAATTCTTTTATACCTTCTGTGGTTGGGAATCTATGATATTCGGTGCATTTAATTTTATGACCATGTTCGTCAGTTAATTTATAAATTTGTTTATTCTCCCCAGTTTTAATAACGGGAGAACCCCATTTATTTGTAATACCGATTTTTTCTGGATTAATATTTTTGCCATCACATCTATTGTCAGAAATAACGCTATTATCTTTATGGGTATCATATAATTCTTTTAATGTTATTATTCCATCTGACGTATGTAATCTCATGTCGGACGTAAAGCACGGATTTGAACAACTAATTGTCCTACAGTAATATAAATTATTATATTTTTCTGCGTTGCCTATATTTAAAAATCCTGGATCTCCAGTCTGTAAGGAATTCTCAATTACTTTGTCGTATAGCCATTTTGCTTTAATGGTTTTTATGGTTTTGTCTTGCCATTTCAATTCTATGTCGCCATCCGATTCAACCAAATCAAAGAATTTATTATCAACAAGAATACTTATGTTCGCATTATTCAATTCTTTTTTATCAAGCTTGATGTTCAAAAATTCCTCTACATCAGGATGCCAATAACTTAAGCCGAAAAGCAAAGCACTGCGACGCCCAGCGCCGCTTCTTAATTCCTTACATATACCATCTACCATTTGCATTAAAGAAATAGCTCCAGTTGCCTCTCCTCCCTTCCCTCTTATAGGAGCGCCGCGATATCTCACGTTATCAAAAGATATTCCTATACCTCCGCCCATAGAACTAATAATAGTAACATTTTTGAGTAGCTCCCCCCATTCCTCGGCAGAATCACCAGACGGTAACAAAAAACAATTTATCATCCCATTTCTTTTGCGTCCCGCTCCCCTCCATATTCTACCTCCAGGAGAAAATCTATTTGTGGACATAATTTCAAAAAATCTTTCCTCAAACTGTTTTATTTTTTCGCCATCTTCTGCGCTTGCTATAAAATTAGCTACACGACGACATGCTTCTTGGTAACTTTCTTCTGGAGAAATCGCATACCTATCTTTAAAAATCTGGAGAGCAAACCCCGATGGTTCATATTTCGGAAGTAAATTTTCCATCAATCAACTTCTTCGTATTCTACAATTTTAGCCAAATCATTTGTAACAAGTTCGTCTATAAAAGAATCTGGACCTTCGATGGATATGAAATGACAATCTGCATCTATTTTTATATTTTTAATTTCTTTAAAATATTTATTTTTAATAAGATTTCTAATTTTATCTAAATGACGACCACAGTATTTGAGCATTTCTGAATGATTTTCTAGTCCTTGAACAATATTATAATCCGCCCCCTCTAGACACGCTTGTAAGTCATCGCCCTGTTTAAAATATAATAAATGAATTTCTGCTGTTTTCAAAATTTGATCTCCTGTTTCTTGTTAATGATTATACACAAACTTGGATTTTTTTAAAATGGAATATCAATTGTTTTATAATTTTCTTCTAATATATTAATAACCGATTTAAATTCTTCAATTAATAAATTCAAATTTTTGGGTTTCCATTCTCTCAAGATTAAATCGTATCCATCCAACAAGTTTTTAACTATTTTATTTTCAGATTCTTTAAAATGTGGACTTTCTGGATTTTTGGATTTTATGGGACCATAAATTATTTCTTTTATTCCTGCTTGCATCAATAAACATAAACACCGAATACATGGATGGCCAGAAATAAATGCTTTACATCCCTCTGTTTTGGAATTTGCACTAATCAAGGCATTAGACTCGCCATGGATATATACAAGATATTTATCTGGACGTTCGTGCGAAAGTAGTGATTCTTTACAAGAGGATGGCGTTCCGTTGTACCCAAAAGAAATAGCTTTATTGTTTTTATCTACGAGTAAGCATCCGTGGCGTGTTGAACTATCTTTACTTTTCCTGCTAATAAATAGGGTTAATCCCATAAAATAATCGTCCCAACAAATCCTGTCCAATTAATTCTCCTTTTAATCTACTATTGAATTATACATGATCTCGAATTTAAATTATTATCAAATTTTTCACCAAGAGAACCGTCTGAATTAATTTTCCACCAGACACAATATAATTTTTTGTCTTTATGCATTCCTCTTTCTATTTCTCTGTGATGATTTGGACAAAGAGAAGAAATATTTTCTTTGGTGTTGTTTTCTCTGTTCCCGTCTATGTGGTGCAAATCTATACACAAATTATATCTACATAAACAGCATTCTGATCCAACAGTCCCATTTTGCATTGCTTGTTTGATAGATGAATAGAAATTTTTTGACCTAAAACGTAGTTTTGTACTACGTTCTTTATGTCAACTACCCACCGATAAATCAGGTGAGCTTGCGAGAAATTAATCCCGTGATTGGCGAGTTGACAATCGCCTGCCCTTCAAGGATGTTGCCACCCAGGTAGGGGAGATTTGAGCGTTGGGCTAATACGTGAGAAGCGTTAACATCTGCATCATATACTAGGCCGCTCTTTGAATAAAACCTACATCCCACTCTTTTACCTTCTCTTTTTCCGGTAACAGAATCAATTTGAGAAGAAAATTTTGGGCAAACTCTGACCACTAACTTACCAATTAGTGCGGCTTTGTAGGTTAGAACATCCAGGGTTTCTGCAAAACCAACTTGACTACGCCGGTTTACATTATCTTTAAAATGTTTTTTTGTTTTAATGCTTTTCGCGTTTAAATTTTCAACAACAACAACATTTGCCTTAGTCTTTAATAGAACATTAACTAATTTATGTCTAAATTCTTTATTTATATTTCGTTCTTTGTGACGAAGTTTTTTCAATTGACGAGTAGCAGATTTAGCTTTAAGTCTACGCTTTAGAAAACGTATCTTTCTTAATTGTTTTTTATAATCTTTGTCTAAAAATATTCTGCCATCACTTGTAGCAGCAAATCTCCGACAACCAAGATCAACACCTAGTGCAAGTTTGGGCTCAATTACGAGAGTGGAGACCTTAAAAGGTAAGCAAATCCAAATATCATTGTTTTCACAAAAAATGGTTGGATCACTGAAAAGATATTTTTCCAAAAATCTGGTAAGCCTCTCGTAGATATATAAAGAAACCTCCACTCGTTTTTTCAATGTTGTAATACGAAACGCCGTATTTTTATAGGAATATAACCTTTTATCCAACGTCAGCGACAATCTTTTCTTTTCGCAGGGTTTAGTGATTTTATGTTTATTACTTTTAGCGGAACGATAGGCCGATAAAACAGCTTGTTCTGCCTTAATAACTAGTTGAGACTTTATTTCTGGAAATTTGTTTCGTACACGCCGGTACGCTTTATCGTGGAGATTTTTAATACCATTTTTACAATTCAAATATCCATTTTCATTAACACTAAAATGCAAAGGAGAAATTTCATTAAACAAAAGCCTGGAGGATTCAAGAACTTCAAACAATGCTCTTTTATCTTCCTCGTTCTTGAAAATCAATTTTGTCTTTAATGCCAACGTTTGCATACTATACTATACACCAAATATCATTTGAAAGATAAAAAATATTAAATTTTATTAAAAATATGCAATATCCGAGGAGGTAAGATCGTCTTTCCTCCCCATATTGAAATAGTAGGGTTTCCAGACGAGGTAATTATTATGAAGATATATGATATTTTCTTAATTTTGTTCTTATAGAGTTAATTGATAGTCCAAGTATTTCTTTTATTTCATTTAAATTTTTATTTTCATTATATAAAATAAGAAGTTTTTGATTTTCTTCTTCTCCACCCCTTTTACGACCATTGCCTATACAATGTTTAATAGCATAAAGTTTACAATATACCTGTTTTTTAGATCTATGCAAATTTTGGGCTATTGTTTTTATAGATATTTTTTTATAATTATCTGTTAAATAATTTATATCTTTTTGTGTCCAATGTTTTTTATCAATTGACTTAGCACAATTCAATTTGATTAGTTTGTTGTTGATAGAAGGAATTGTTCTTCCAAGATATTTAGATAATTCATGGATTTTCATTAATTTATAATTATTTATTAACCAAATCTCGTCTTCTCTTGACCACTGCTTATTCATATTTTTATTAATTCTGAACCACAATTGGAATCTTGTTATCTTTTAAAAATTTAATAAAAGATTTTGAAGAAACATAGTAAGAAATATGGAAAAAGATATACTCCCCTCTTATCGCTACCTGTACTGCAACTCCGATTAAATAATATTCATTATCGCGTTTTACAAATAACCCGCCGCCACTTGAGCCTGGAGATATTTGAGCATCACTAATTATAAAATGCCCTGCTAATCTTGAAATTATTCCTTTAGTCACAGATGGAAATTCCGATAATTGACAAGTACAAGAATAAACTTCTTTCATTAATTCATAATTCGTAGAAATTTTTGTTACAGCAAAATCTCGCGTAGACAAAAAAGTAATTACCATCACATCTAATTTTTCGTCACTAGAAAAAAATGTTCCATTATTAACTCCTACAACCTCCTCTTTATCATTATAAGAAGTTAACAAAAATGGAATTTCTTGTGAAGATAATTTGTCTTCTTCAGGTATATGGCCATTTATTAGATGGAAGGCTGTCAAGACATAATAAAGAAATTTTTCTTCCTGTGGTTCTTTGCTTATGATAATTCCAGAACCGTACCCGAATGGAGTTTCGACTTTTACTATTGAATCGCTTATCTTTTGCGCAAATGTTATAGCAACGGTTTTTGTAGGAACGTCTGTATAACAAATTACTGTTCCACATACTACCATAAGACATACAAAATACGACGTTAATAATTTTTTATTGTTTTGAAGAAAACTTTTTTTCATATTATGTCTCCATTATATTTTACGGCGTCGGCTTTGAATTTAAAGCTTTAATTTCTTTAAGTAGATCCAATATTTCTTTCAAAGAAGGGGTAGAGGATGGCGGTGATGGCTGATTATTTATTCCACCAAGAACACCTGGAATAGCTGAAATAGCATTATTAATGATACTGGCGAACGCTTGCATATCTGCTTTATGGGCCTCTGCTTGAACCTGATAGAATTGGAACATGGCTTGTGCTCTTTCTGATTCTGCGGCTATGACTGGAGACGGGCTAGAATTAACCTCTGTATCAATATCAAAAGATCCAGTTGTCGCATCATATTTACCCTTGAGTTTACCATTAAATTCACTTCCCGCATCAAATGTAACGCCACGACTAGTCCTTTCAAAGTGAAGTGAAGGATTGCTAAGTTTCGCCGCATTTTGGGGGGAACTCAACATCGCACAACCGCCAGACAAAAACATTTGTGACACCAGAGCCAATTTCATTATTTTTACCATAAGTTTCTCCTTTTCTTTCCTTTGTTTTATACACTTATTCTATATGTTTCCAAGATCTTTTATTTTTAATATTAGAAATAGTTGATGATGATACATCAAATTTTTTTGCCAATTCTCTATATCTTAATGTCGATTTTCTTATTTCTATAATTTGTTTATTATTAAGTTTAGCTTTAAAATGTTTTGATCCTTTTGGCATATTTCTATTCATTGTTCCATGTTTTATTTTATCTTGTATATTTACTATATGAAAATTCCATTCTAAATTATCAATATATCCATTTAATTGATTACCATCCAAATGACGAGATTCCATTCCCGGAGGACACAAACCTTTGAAAATTTCTAAAGCTAATCTATGACATTTAAAATATTTTGCTTTATTGTTTTTCCATAAACTTATTTGTAAATATCCACTATTATCCCTAGATGGCTTTAAAATTCTATCTACTTTGCACTCTGGAGATCCAGCTAATCTTTTGACCCTACTATAATTAGAAACTTGATACAGACTCTCGTATTCTCTTATATCCTTCCAAATTTCTTCTATCATTTTGAATAGGATTCTATTTGTGCGAGCCTGTCTTGAGCTTCTTGTTTGGTCGCATAGCAACCAAATTTACGATTTTTGGTTTTTGAATAAACGCAATATGGAGTAGCGGCTGGTCCATCTTTTACAATGTGCGCCTCGGCTTTATTAAATTTATCCAATTCTTTAGAAATAGAATTTAAATCATCTTGCATGACACAAATCACTCCCAAACTTATTCCGCAGTTTTTCTGTCGCACATTTTTGTAAATCTAATATTTTATATGTACTAAATCCCGTCTTTTCAGTTATCTCTAAAAGGGTCATCCCACTAAGATATCTCAATTTTAAAATTTGTGATTCGTCATCGTCCAAGTGGTCTAGCATTTCATTGATAACAAGTCCAGAACAAACAGGTTCATTATATTCAGCATTAATAAACTCTCTTCTAGTTTCACTCTCATATCTTGTTACTTGCTTTATGTTTGTATCAATACAATGACGAATAGATCCTGATATTCTATGCCAAAGAATGGTGTTAAAAGCGCCTAATGTGGAATCAAAGTGGATCATTGAATAAAGTAGTTCATTTCTTGCAATTGCCATAAAGTCATCAAAATGATTTACGTTATATTTTTTAGACAAATTACTTGAAATCTTCTTTAATAAATTATATTTTTGTTTGTAATAATGGTTATAGTAATCTTTTGTGATTCTTCGCTTGACCATTATTTCTTTTTCCTTTTTCTAGTAGGAATTGCTAATGCTTCTTCTATAGATCGTCCTTGCGTATTAATTCTCCATCAAAAATATGCCAGACTCATGTTGTTTTGTCCATATCCCGTCTATTAAGCCTATCTCAATAGCTTGCTCAGGAAGCAGCCACGTAGTTTTATCTAAAAGAGTATCAAATTTTTTCCTGCTTATTTTTAATTTTGAAACAAGATCCTTCATTTTGTATTCTGAATATTTCAAAAGGTGTTCAACCACTATCTTTTGCGACGGTATCTCATTTTCTGGTAACAAAACATTAATTTGGTGCAAAAACATCGTAGAGTTTCTGGTTGCGAACCTACAACCTTTGGTCCCGTAAGCCGTTATTGTAGCCGCCATACTTGCTGAGGTTCCGCGCACAATGGTATATATTGGAAATGGACTAAGTTCCATAGTATCTATAATTGCATAACCACCACCCAATTCTCCACCGGCACTATTAATATAAATATATACTGGTAATTTACTAAAAGCGTATGCCTGTAATCTCTGGCAAATATAGTCTGCTTTTTGATCTGTAATTTCTCCTGTGAGAAGGATGCGACGGGTCTTTATTAACATTTCTTCTAGATCGTTATTTAAATCATTTTCTGCTTGGCAAACTTCGCAATCGCATTCGGGCTCTTCTTTTTTATTTTTCATTTAATTTCTCGGAATTGAAAAAAAAATGTACATAGGGGTATATTGCCAATGTTTCATAATTAATTATACCACAAGAATCATTTAAAAAATGAAATTTTTTAGGCTTGCTAGACAAGGATAAGATGTGTGAATCGGGGAGATTCGCGGCATTATTTTTAATGGGCATCATTTTATTCATCCAGCCTTACCTTTAACCGCAATTTCTTGTCGTGCTATATTATACATACACATTCGGTTTGTGTCTAATTATAATAAAGTATATCTTTAATTCATACTATATTTACTGAATCTAAAATCATTATTAAATAACTTTATCTTTCTTCTCAATCTTTTATTTGTTTCTATCAATTTTCGTATCTTATCAATTAATTGTATTTTTGATAAATCCAACATTTCAGTATCTTCTTTTAAATCTTTTACTAATTTTTTAATTTTTTTTCTACTGCATTTAAAGAATTCCTTTTGCATATTATTTTTCCTTAAAATTATTTAATTTTTTTTTCTTTTCTTGATTGATGTTGTTAAAGCTTTTTCTAGGGGCCATTTAAGAGTATTTATTCTTATTATAATCGCATTGTAGTTTAAATTTTTTATTTTACAATAGTCTTTTAAACACAATAATTTTCCATTCAATGGAATAACAATATTATTTCTTTTATTTCTATTCTGTTCTTTTCGTGTTGCCCATCTGCAATTTGATTTATAATACCCTAAATTGTTATTTATTCTTTCAAGTGTTAATCCAGGAGAACATTCTCCCATGTCTTTTAAAAAGTTTTGAAATCCATTTTTCTTATTTGACCATCTTCTACAAACAGTGATTGGCTGTGTTCTTCCTCCATAGTTTTTATATGATTTATCATTTGGATTTGTGCATCTTTGTATCATGTGATGATATGCTTCATATGTTTTTGATGCTTTGTTATTTTTGGTATGATTATGTTTTGTTTGAGCCAATTTTATTTTTTCTATCATCAAACATCCACAACTTTTTGTATTCCCTGTCACAAGGCTATAACGAGGAATTATTTTAATAATACCACAATCACACAAGCACTCGTATAGGATTCGACCTAATTTGTTTTTACCATATTCTTTAATGACAGTTAATCTTCCGAATTTTTTACCAATTAAATCTTTAATTTTATTCATTTAAAATTCTACGCACCCCCTCGCTTCCATCCTGGAGTTTAAAAAGTTCCATTTTGTACACAATA